CTCAAGTATTGGCAAAAACGATTTTTATCATACCAGATACAAATCATGTTTATTTTGATTACACGGTATTTAAATTATATGCAAATCCGTCTAATTATACACTGATTGTATCCTATGCACTGCAAATAGTAAATAAATGTGTAAAAAAATATGGATCTTATGAAATGCACCTCAATTTAAATACATTTTCAATATCGGCATTAAAACGTTATCGAGAATGCATCGATTTATATTTGAATGAATCAGTAAAAGCAAGTACCGAATATTATAATTTGATAGCATGTTTACATATCTATAATACACCTGCAGTATTTGATACCATAGCCGATATGTTAAATAAATTGATTCATCCAGAAGTCAAACGTAAAGTGAAAAAATATAATAAATCGGAATCGGACATTATTATTCAACAAATAGTTTCATTGGTGGCGGTGTAATTTGTTTTCTAATGAATGGTATATAGAAGAATCATGGATTTAATACAAGAAGCTGGAGATAGTCATCCAAAGACATTATTTAGTCATGTATTTTCCACCACCGATGAGGGTAAGGCTGAACTAATCAATGTTGTTCAATATGCTAGTTTAGGCGTTATTCCAGTGGTTGCCTTGAATAAATTAATTCACCGTTTTATTCCCGAAGCCGATCCTGAAAAATCGTCATTGGAAATTTTAGCCGAAATATTGATGCAATTAGTCGCCATGTTTTGCGGCGTTGTTATTATTCATCGTATCATTACATATATTCCAACCTACAGTGGTTTCAAATACGAACACTTGACATTAACCAACGTCATTTTGGCGTTCTTGATTATTGTCTTGAGTATTCAAACAAAATTGGGATTGAAAGTCAACATTTTAGTCGATCGTTTAGATGAATTGTGGAATGGCCAGAGTAGTTCCAAGGAAAGTGTAAAATCAAATGTGCGTGTCCATCAACCATTAGCACAACAACATACTGTGAGTCAAGCCGATTATTTAGACAATTCACAAGTTCAACATAATGTGTTCCCTCCTGCCCCAGTTTCCCAAAGTCGTCAAGATAGTCCATTGAATATGGGTGGAAATCATGCGCAAGATTACATGCCACAAATGATGGGACCTCAACCAGCCAATGGAATGTTGGGTGGTGGATTCGGTTCATTTTTTTAGATCTGCATATTAGCCCGATAATATTATACTTACCATAACATTATCTAGAAAGGTTTGGACCATTAAGGTCCGTTACGCGGGATCATATTTAATGAATCCATCAATTCCATTTTGCGTGCGGATTTTTCCAAAGCAAATTGTCGATCTAAATTGGAAAACAAATAATCCGTTTTTGGTGCATCTTCATTCTTCTTGATTTGTTTATAAATATCGTCAATATTCGCAATGACGGCTTGCACTGTTTCTTTGGCAGAAATCAATTCAATACCCGTAGGGACTGGTTCAGTTACCAATGCAACTGCATAATACAATAAATATCGTCGTTTTTTGCACGCTCCCGTAGTGTATTTAATACAAAACAATTTATACAATGCATCCATCACTTTTGATATAAACTCATTTTGCAATTGTTTTACACGTACATGTAAAGCGTCCCAAAAAATCCATATAATATCACTCTGAAACTTTCCAGCAATCGGTGTTTTTGATCTTCGATCCGCACGTACAGGTTCTTTACGTTTTTTGCAAATAATATCGAAATCTATAATCCATTCAATCCAATAACAAGCAAATGCGCTATTGGTGCGATCCGCAGAAATATGATAGGCAAACTCATTGACTGCAATGACCAATTCTTTTGGGTCTTCGGGGCGAAATACGTCTTGAATATATTCTAGAGAAGGGGCTTTCAATCGTTCGGTCATTTGAGTAATGTCAAACTCTTCAATGCGGTTGATCCGAATTGGTTCGAAACTGTTTTTTTTATTGGACAAGGCAATCATGGCAATGATTTCGGCAAACAATTTACGCATCTTTTCATTATTTCGCAAATGAAGTTCTGACAAGTATGTTCCAGACGAAACGATGCTTTCAAACATTTCATATCGCATATGTAGGTATATCGCGAGTTTTGGATTGCCTAAATGTATATGTTTTCCCACATAATGCAATAGTATTTCCCATAAATCGCCATAATGACCGGCACAAATGAGCTCGGCTGCCCAATAACAAGCAGGTTCAACCTTGGCTTTTAATAATGCTTGGGTCAATGCGGTTTTCACTTCGGTTTTTTTATGTTTTGAAAAACTGATCCCTTTGAAATCTTTAGGAAATCTTAAATCATTGATTTCATATTTCATAGTGGACATTGCTAATAGGTATAAAGAAACTAAATTGTCAAAGAAACACGCATTATGGTCGTTGAGTCGGAATAACAATAGTCGATTTCAATGGATGAAATAAAGCATGCCAACTACGTTCAGTATAATGACCAACTTCTGGATTTGAATGTAAGGACAATTCATTCAATATATTTTCATAACGTTGTTTCGGATGTTGCAATATATCATCACGATCTATTGAAAAAATCCCATGATAGGAATAATAATCGATTTTTATGTCGTTGAAATGATGCAAAAACCAACTTCCATAAGGTCGAATGGATGATGGGTATAATTTCGATTCTGGATTCAATGCATTGTTTTGTCGTGAAGATGAACACCATTCATCCAATACAAAATCTCCTAGTGCAATTCGAATATCTGGTTCATATTTACCAAACATGACTGCCTTTTGATTTTGTAATATTTGACCAATTAATAATTTGGTTTTGATATATTTTTCCATCATATTAATACTACCTGGCATGAATATCGTTATTTTGGTGAATGATTTTTCATCATAATTGGATACAAGGTGATAAAAATATGTATGGTCACATCTGCCTACATTGGGTAGTTGTATGGTTTGAATGACGTTTTTTTTGGCAAAGTTGTCATTATTTCCTTTATTATACACAATATATGATAATAAATGGAATGGATATTCAAGCGTCCAATTTAGATCTTCGTTATATCGCGAAACGACTACTACAATGTCTTTCGGATCCATATATAGTTTTTTGAATCATTATTTTTATATAGATTTTTTGCGATTTTCTACTTTTGTGAAAACTAATAAAAGCTAAAAACAATATAAAAAATGATCCCCAATTAACAATGGGGAGTGCCCTTTTAGCTTAGAGGTAGAGCACCAGTCTTGTAAACTGGAGGTCGCGAGTTCAATTCTCGCAGAGGGCTACGTTATCAATATAAAGTTGATATTATATTGATATTTGTGTAAGCTGATTACTTTTTATTTGTATTCATAGTTGGTTGTAATTTACTAAAATAATGTCGTTCTTTTTCCATTGCTTCATACTTGTTATTGCAGCAAAATGTTTCAATAATTTCATACTTCCAGTTTGACCAACCGCCATTTTTTCTAATAATTCTGTAAGTTTTTTGATTATAACTTTTATGAATAGGCCGTAATGAAACATTTTTATGAACATTCATCCGATTTGTTATATTTGTTGTATATCCAATATAAAAGTCTTTTACTTTATCATCCAGACAATATATTTTGTATATAGCCGTATTTGTATAATCAGGCATTTTATTTTTGTATAACATCTAAAAAAAATAAATATACAAGTTCAATTTTGTACAATATTTACGATTTAATTATGATTTATATGTCGCATGCATAGATGATGAATCCCATGCTTATTCCGTAATCAATCTTGGTACTACATTGATCGTCTGCAGTTCTTGTGCCATGAGTTTATATGCATATGGAATATCGACTTTCGCGAAATCCGTCATATTATGGCATGTATTACACAAATGCACGCTGAAATCGGATACACCGGTTTTCGATCCGCCATTATTAAAAGCTGCTATCATACCACATTTTTTGCATACATGTGCCGAATATTTATCCGACACATCGTATAATCGTTCTCTGCAAAACTTGGACATACCATGTGCAATCATCACATCGCGTTCCATTTCACCTATTCTGAACCCACCATCACGACTACGACCTTCGGCCGGTTGACGCGTCAAGTTCACCATCGGACCAATCGAACGACTGTGTTGTTTATCACTTACCATATGTTTCAATCGCTGATAGAATACAGGACCGATGAAGATACTCGTTTCCATTTGTTCGCCCGTCAATCCATTATACATGACTTCGTTGCCGTGGCTTTCGTAGCCGAGTTTTTGCAATTGACTGATAATTGTTTTCACACCCAAATTACCGAAACTGGTTCCATCACCAAACAATCCCAATTCCAACAATACTTTTCCCAACAACGTTTCTTTCAGTTGCGCAATTGTCATACGAGAAGGAATGGCATGCGGATTAATAATAATATCCGGACGCAGTCCTTCTTTTGTGAATGGCATATCACATTCTTGTATAATATTACCACAAGTGCCTTTTTGTCCATGGCGCGATGAGAACTTATCTCCATAATGTGGTTTTCGGAATGTGCGGACACGGACTTTCGCAAAATTATATCCGTCGCCATTACGACCCGTGAAGTTCTTGTCAATATACGTCTCCTCATTGGTGCGGAAAGTTTTACTTTGATCCTCGTATTTGATGATTTTGGTGGGATCATTACGATTTTCCTTGATGGGAATGATTTTCGCAATAATCACATCGCGATTTTCTACCAATGTATTTTCATTGATGAATCCGTTTTGGTTGACTTTATCGTAATTACCGAACTTGATACCTTTGGTTTTGGTCTTGTCGGGTTTGCAACGAATTATTTCATCACGGATAATATTTTTGTCTTCATCCTTCTCGGTATGATAAATCGTTGCCGAAAAGAGACCACGATCAATGGATCCTTTGTTGACTAGGACACTATCTTCCTGATTATAACCCGTATGGGTCATGATGGCAACATGGATTTGGCACCCGGATGGAATATTATTCAGGTGAATAAAGTTCATGAGACGGGTATCGACCAATGGGCGTGATGGATATGTCAATACATAGGCGGTTTTGTCCATACGTTGATCGTAATTGAGTGCATATACACCGATCGCTTGTTTCGCCATGGCAGTTTGATAAGTATTTCTAGGGGCTTGATTGTGTTCTGGAAATGGAATGCAAGATGCCAATACTCCGAAAATCGTGCTGGGATGGATTTCACAATGAGTATAATTAATTTTGAATCCGTCGCCTAAATAACTGTTTTTCGATTTCATCGCAATCATCGCGAGGTTTTGTTCATCCGGATCAATATATTCAATGACCGATTCATCCAATTTACAACTGGTTAACAAATCATTCCAACCGAGATCGTGGTTATGAACTTTCGCAATAATATCTTTCGTGACTAATGCAGTGTTGTTTCTCACGCGTAATAGAGGACGGGTTAATCGACCACCGTCATTGCAAATACGGATTTCCATTAATTTGTAATCGAAGACGATCGATGTATAAATATTTATGATTCCGCGGTATTTTTTGTCCTTCATATTCCAATACAATTCTTCCGGGTTTTTCGCAACTCCGACCCAAGTCCCATTTACAAAGACTTTGATTTTACTCTGTAGCATTGGTGGAGTTGATTCATCGACGGATATGATATGTGGTGCAACATATTCATATAATGACGATGAATTGGTTGGGATGGTGATATGTGACATATAACTGATGTTTTTCACAATACCAATCGACTGCCCCTCTGGAGTCTCACTTGGACAATTATGCGTAACAAATGATGATGCAACAAATGAATGATTCTCACTACGTGTTGTGAAATCATATACAAGTTCAGGTTCAATTTCAGTAATTGATAATATTGGAACACTTATACATCCATTGTTCATAATGTTTTCCTTGACGTAATTTTCATATATATTATTTGTTGTATATCGAGTTGTTTGACGAATGCCTTTTTTATTTTTTGATAATACTTTTCGTATTTGATTTTCGGTTAAAGTTGTAGCAGTTATCAATTCGGTGATTGTTTTATTTTTATGATTATCGATAATATATTGGTAATGACGTTCGCGTGTTATTTTGTTGAACTCTTTTATTTTCAAGTGTTCAATAACAGGCGCAGATGTTCTACGTTTTTCTTCACAATATGTATAATTAATTACATCTGTGTATTTTACTAAGTTTTCGGCAGTATTTTCAAATACGATACATACTCTGGTTTTATCGTCGTCTACATCTGTTGTGTTTATTTTTGATTTTATTCCAAAGTCTGCAAACATATCCACAATTTGTGTCATATATTTTTTAGTATCTTCCAAATAATCATTATGTGTAGTTTGGCAAGTGATACCTATGCGAGGTTTCCATGTTTTATCATTTTTTTGGTATGATAATCGTGATCCATCTCCTCCTTGAAATGCTGAAAGAAACTCACGTTTTACTGACAATT